AGTTGAAATGTAGATAATAATCCAAATATTACAATTATAGGTATTCCTACATTTAAATTTACTATTTGTTTAGGTAACGATATAAATATTATGAACAAAACAGTTATAATTATTGGTATAAACGGTAATAAATATTTAAATAATGTAAATAATTCAAGTAAATAATTGAAGATTTGTTTTACAATGCCACGAGCCGTATCTGAATAACAACACATAAATATTAAAAAACATGTCAAAATTGGAACAACAATCGCCGCAGTTAATTCCGTTTGGCTTGGTGTATTTCCCATTTATAATATAGTTATATAATATAGAATAATATTTTGTTTTAGGTTACACAATATTATTTACAAATTTTCAATGGCAGTTTTTTCTCCATGACAATCTCTACATAAAGCTTCTAAATTATCTACATGATTACTTCCTCCATGTTCTAACCGTGTTTTGTGGTCAACTTCAAACCAAGCAGGTAATTGTTTTGTACATCTTCCACATCGCCAATTTTGTCGAGCGGCTACAAACTTCTTTTTCGTTTCACTTACTGACCGTTTTGTAGTTTTACCACCAGAATTCATTACTTTCGATTCTTGATAATTAGCACGACCCGGCATTTCCATGAATGGATGAGCATAGTCATTATATTGGTCGTTTGCAAATGTTTGTTTTGTAGTAAAATCCAAAATGGGAGATATGAATTTGGTAGCATTTCTATCAACTGGCATATATTTTAAATATTCATTGGATGTCATCAAAATATTTTTTGCATGCAATGGGTTTTTTTTGATTAATATGTATAGTACAAAACCTGCAAAAACGACGCCTGCCATTTGATAATATTTTTTCCACGATAATGCCATTTTCAAATATTTTCCATCCGTGTATATATTTGCAACAATAAATCCGGTTATTAATAATAATATTATTTCTATTCTCATATATATTTTATATATTAGGTCAAGAATTTATCTGTACCCGTCATAATACATATATATCAAAAATAAACATATTAATATAATAGCAAGGTGGACATAATGTTTGTGAATATGAAATTTTTCAGCTAAAGATATTTGTTTTGGCTTATAAGCCGAATAATATTTATCATATGCTTCTTCAAATAATAATTGTTCTTTACCCAAAATAGCGTTTACTTTATTATGTATAAAAAACATCCATCTAATGAATGAATCGCGATTATCTAAATATGGAGAAACCGGATATTTATCCAATAAACTACTAAATTTATTTCCAATTTCTGGATTGGGTATAAATAAAGGTAAATTTTGAATAAAATCATAATATTTTCGTTTTGTTACTTTATTTGGAGTCAATGGGTATGAATGTGCAATTGTATGTAAAAAAAACCAATAATGAGGTCCCCAAACTTCTGGTTCAAATAACATATTCGGAAATAAAAACTATATAGAAACATTGGAATATAATCATAGAGAAACCACGAATAATGAATAATATAGATAATTATTGTAATAATTGCGGAAAATATGGTCATTTATATCATCAATGTAAAACACCGATAACAAGCTTTGGTATAATAGTATTTCGTATAAAAGATGATGTTCCACAATATTTAATGATACGTAGGAAAGATACTTTAGGGTATATTGATTTTATGAGAGGTAAATATTCAATTTATAACAAATATTACATAATGAACATGTTAATGCAAATGACGGTAGAAGAAAAAAATAAATTATTGGAAAATGATTTTGATAATTTATGGTTAGAATTATGGGGAACAAGTTCTTCTGTTTTGAACCAATATAAATCAGAAGAAGTTAGTTCAAAAGAAAAATTTAATTTATTAAAAGAAGGTGTATATACAAAATTGGGATTTTACAATATGACGCAATTAATCGATGAAAGTAAGAAATTTGATTCTTGGATTGAACCTGAATGGGGATTTCCAAAAGGACGTCGTAATTATAAAGAAACTGATTACGAATGTGCACTTAGGGAATTTTCAGAAGAAACCGGATATCAATCAAAAAAATTAAAAAACGTGCATAATATATTACCATTTGAAGAAATATTTACTGGTTCTAATTATAAATCATATAAGCATAAATATTATTTAATGTATATGAAATATGAAGATACAACTGTTGCTACAAATTATCAAACAGATGAAGTTAGTAAAATGGCATGGAAAGATTATGACGATTGTGTTTCATCAATGAGAACATATAATTTAGAAAAAATAAAATTAATTACAAATATACACAGCTCTATTCAAAAATATAAAATTTATAATGGATAGAATGTGATAGATAAATAGGGTATTTGTGCTGTATAAAATATATACTGTTATTTTAAGAGTATATATTATGAATTTAGATACAACATCTAAAAAACAGAAAGAAAAAAGATGTCCAAACGGAACTAGAAAAAATAAAAAGACAGGTAATTGTGACCCAATACCGGTTATTTTAGATTCTCAAATAGAACTACCAGAGCAACCATCTGCATCGAATACTCAAAGTTTTTCAGTAAAACCTTCGATTGATACACCTGCTATGATATCAAACGTTGCTGCTGAAAAAGTAGTTGAATCAACAAATACACCTGCTATGATATCAAACCTTTCTAGTGAAAAAGGAAAATCGAACAAAGATAAAAGATGTCCAAATGGAACCAGAAAAAATCCAAAAACAGGAATTTGTGAACCTATTAACCAAAGGGTTACTAAAAAATCACCACCAATAGAATTGCCAGAACGTCCAAGTAAGACCCCTATTCAAAAATCATTACCAAGAAAATCTTCTACTGAAATACAAAAACCATTAGAAAATGAAAATATTGAAGAACCAACTCAGCAAGCGGATACATTAATCAATATTGATTCGTCGATTAGTGGTTTAGACAAAGATTCAAATAATTATTTATTGAAAAAAGAGAAACTGGAATATGATTACAATGCAACCAACACTGATTATGATTTTTTATATCCAGAATTGAATGACCCAAATTTCAATATTAAAATTGCTAAACGTAAAGAATTCAATGACACTAAATATGATGGAACAATCCATGATATTAAAAAACAAGCAAACATTATGTGCAATGCAAAGTTCGAACTCATGCCTCATCAATTGTTCGTGAAAAATTTCATGTCGTTCCAAACACCATATAATAGTTTATTATTGTTTAATGCATTGGGTAGTGGCAAAACATGCAGTGCAATTGGTATTGCAGAAGAAATGCGGTCATATATGAAACAAATCGGCATTAAACAACGTATTATAGTAGTTGCGTCTCCGAATGTACAATCCAACTTCCGTTTACAATTGTTCGATGAACGTAAATTGGAATTGATTCGCAATTCAAATGTAGATACTGGGTTGTGGAATATAGAATCATGTATAGGAAATGCTCTTATTAATGAAGTAAATCCAACACAATTGAAAGGTTTACCCCGAGATAAAGTAATTAGTCACATTAAAAGAATCATAAACAATTATTATTTATTTATGGGATATGGACAATTAGCGAACTATATTTCCAATTCAATCAAAAATGAAGGGGGTGACCTTACTGGTGACGCACTCCGAAAAATGGAAATCAGAAAAATTAAAAAGATTTTCAACAACAGACTTGTCATAATAGACGAGGTTCATAATATTCGTTTAGCAGACGATAATAATAGTGAAAAGAAGAAAACCGCAGTTCTTTTGATGAAAGTTGCTAAATATGCAGAAAATATGCGATTGTTGTTATTGTCGGCAACGCCTATGTTCAATTCATACAAAGAAATTGTATGGCTGACTAATTTGATGAATATCAATGATAAACGAGCAACCATTGAAATGTCTGATATTTTTGATAAAGATGGCAATTTTAAACAAAGTTCAAAAGGAGAAGAAGGTGGAAGAGAACTTTTACAAAGAAAATTAACAGGATATGTTTCCTATGTTCGCGGTGAGAACCCATATTCGTTTCCATATCGTATTTATCCAAGCGATTTTGCAAAAGACCATACATTTTTAGCAAACACATATCCAAATAGACAAATGAATGATTCTCAGATAGACACTCCATTAAAATACATTAATGTCTATACTAACAAAATAGGAGAATATCAATCAAATGGATATAAATTTATTATTGACTATATGAAACAACGGTCTTATGATACCTACAATAAGTACGGTGAAATACGTGAAATGCCATCTTTTGAGAACATGGAATCATTTGGATACACGTTGTTACAAACTCCGTTAGAAGCTCTCAATATTGTATATCCAAATACAGATATGGATAAAATGAAGGATATTACTGATGTAAATGCAGAACAAATAATACTAGATATTGTTGGTAAAAATGGATTATCAAAAATAATGAATTCAGTGGAAGAAACTCAACAATATCAAAAAATTAGGTATAATTTTGAATATAAGCCTGATGTTCTCAAAAAATATGGCCCAATATTCAATAAAGAATATTTACATAAATACAGTGCAAAAATAGCCAATATTTGTGATATTATTAGTAAATCAAAAGGTATTGTTCTCATATATTCACAATACATTGATGGAGGCGTTGTTCCATTGGCATTGGCATTAGAAGAAATGGGATTTTCACGTTATAGTAGTTCCCAAAATACAAAGAATTTATTCAAAACTGCGAGAGCAGAGCCAATTGATGCTGTTACAATGAAACCAAAATCGATGTTTGGTGGAGATGCATCGAACTTCAATCCTGCAAAATATGTTATGATAACTGGTGAAAAAGCATTCTCTCCAAATAATGCTGCTGATATAAAATATGTTACCAATAATGATAATATTAATGGTGAAAAAGTTAAAGTAATATTGATTTCAAAAGCGGGAGCAGAAGGTTTAGATTTCAAATGTATTCGACAAGTGCATGTGTTAGAACCATGGTATAACATGAATCGTATAGAACAAATTATCGGTAGAGGCGTTCGTAATTTAAGTCATTGTAGATTACCGTTTGAAGAACGTAATGTAGAAATATATCTACATGGTACAATTCTTGATACCGAGGATGAAGCCGCTGATTTATATGTATATCGTCTGGCTGAAAAGAAAGCACTTCAAATTGGAAAAGTAACGCGTATGTTGAAAGAAATTTCCGTTGATTGCATTCTAAATATCGGACAAAATAATTATACCGTCGAAAAAATGCTGGAAATACCGCAAAATCAAAATATAGAGATTAATCTGTCAAGTAACAAAACAATTCAATATAATATTGGCGACAAACCATTTACTGATATATGCGATTACATGGATAATTGTTCTTATGTGTGTAGTCCAAATGCAGATATTGGAGAAAATGACATTATTCGAGATACATATACCAATTCATTTGTCAAGATGAATCAAGAACGTATAATATCGAGAATTATGCAATTATATCGAGAACATAATGTATATTCAAGAAATCAGTTAATAAATTCAATTAATATTGTAAAACAATATCCAATTGAACAAATTTTCAGTGCTTTAACTTATTTAATTGAGAACAAGAATGAATATTTGATTGATAAATATGGTAGATTAGGTAATTTAGTAAATAAAGATATGTATTATTTGTTTCAACCTGTTGAAATTACAGATGAAAATGCATCTATGTACGAGAGAACCGCTCCTATTGATTATAAACGTAAATCTTTCATGTTAGAATACTCTAATGAAGCTCCAATAGAAGTAGAAGAACCCGAAATAATAAATAAAAAGATTAAAAAAATAGTAGAAAATAGAGAGGTTTCCGAAGGTTCTCAACTATCGGTGGAAAAAATGAAGGAAGAAAAAACATTTGCAATGTTAATGGGTGAAATAGAACAATTATTGGATTTCGTATATAATACTAAGAAATTAACAAAAGGTGAAAAGAATTGGTATAAACATTCTGCTTTGGTAATACAAATACTGATTCATGATTTTGGGTTTACAAATGAGAACATTCGCGAATATATGATAGAACATATATTAGATATGTTGTTGTTCTCAGATAAGATGATTTTAATAAAACATTTATATATTGACAACGTACAACCAAAAGGATTGAATGAGGAATTAATACAACAATATTTAGAAAAAAGAATAGTCCGTTCTGGCAATTATTGGGGAATTGTTCTCATGAAAGATGATATTTTAAAGATTTTTACAAAATCGGAAAACAATGAATTAGTAGAAGTAGATGCAGATGATTATCAATTATTTGTAAAAGATTTAGTAAGGTTTGATGTGAAAAAAAATACATTGAATAAATTGGTTGGTTTTGTGAATTTATTTACATCAAAAAAATCAAACCAAAAAGAAATGGTATTTAAGATTAAAGATTTGACACAGAAAAGAAATAACACTGGTGCACGCGCAGATGATGCTGGTAAAGAAAAAATAATCAAATTTTTGAACATAATATTAGAAGAAAATAAATACAATGATGAGAACACTGAAAAAATCACACAAATTGGACTATGTGCAGTATTGGAATTTATTATGCGTCGGTTGAATGTGGTAAATAATAAAGGGAAAATATTTTTCTTAAATCCAGAGCAAACTGCAATTACGCAAATTGTAAAGTTCTCATTTTAGATGATAAAATATAAAATCATGTTTGATTTCATATTTCTAAAAAAAAATTTGAATGGTCCTACGTATATCACTTTGATTTGTAGTAGGACATACGCAATGATAAACGTTACCAAATTGTTCAACTGCTGTATTTTTTTTAGGATAAATGCCACGAATATTATTAGTACCATCTTCAAATAAAAATATTCCACCATGATTATTATTCCAAGTTTCATTCAAATAAATTGTAATACCTCCATTATATGTAGAATCGTTATGCCATGGTATATGACTACCTGGTGTCCAATAATAAAACATCACATCAATTTTTATATCGCGACCAAATTTGGAATTTACAATATTTGCAATTGAACTTATTAATTCTATATCAGTTACACTATGTACAAGGACCGGATTACTATCAAGTCTTACATTATAATCCCACATGTAATTTGTAGTAAATATATTATCATCATTTTTCAATAAATTATTTGAATAATCATTGCATTCATTGTATACTTCATCTGGTAAAAAATTCTCAATAACAGTTATACTTTTATTATTTTCCATTCAGTCAATAATAATATACTAATGAATATTCATTAAATTATTTTTGTAAAAAATTGATTTAAATAATACTCTCTATTATAGAGTATAACACATTTAGTTACTTATAATAAAATGACCGAATTTCAAAATGATAATTTAGTTTTGTATATTGAAGAAGTCGATGATAAATCAATTGTCGATATGCAAATATTCGTATTATTTGACAAAAATGAGGAAGAATTTTATATTACAGGAGTGCGAAATTGTCCAAAGTTGACATATTTTAATCAGTTTAAATTTTATTGTAAAACAATAAAACAAGTCGCAAATTATTTATTATCAATAATTGATGATGAAAACAAAATCAATTATACTCTATATAACTTTTCAAATATTTATGATGAAACCGACATTGATTTTTATACATTCAAACAATATATAAACAAAAAAAATGAAATCATTGGGTATGACCGAATAAGTTACAGTAAATTTGAAAAAAAAATCATTTCATTACTATGTAATTTGAAATATGTTCGTTATTAGAACCGCGTAAATATAAAAAACCACAAAAAATGAACACGTGTTCATTTTTTTTCACACCAAAATACTAATAAACAAAGGAATATATTGAATTATAGTATAAAATTGAATATAAAAGATATATTTTTAATAATATAAAATCTACATTTATTATATTAACAATGGAACAAACTAATATTAAATTACATAACGCAGAAAAATCAAAAATTTATGGTGTTTATATTTCTTCGTTATTGACGCAAAAAATAGTAATATCAATGAATGAAGTTGGAAAAAATATAAAACAGAATTTAGAAAAAAAAATAACTTCAAAAATAGAAGGTAAATGTATAAAAGAAGGTTTTATTAAACCAAATTCCGTGAAAATTGTAAGTTATTCAAGTGGATTAGTGAATTTATCGTATATTGAATTTGAAGTAGTATTTGAATGTATGATTTGTCATCCAGTGGAAGGTATGTTAATTGAATGTGATGTGAAAACTGTAACAAAGGCAGGTATTCATGCAGTTGTAAAGACTGACGATGACGTTATACCTGTAACTGTATTTGTAGCAAGAGACCATAATTACAATGATGCTTATTTTGCAACAATAAAAGAAAATATGAAAATAACAGTACGTGTAATTGGTGTTCGTTTTGAATTAAATGACCCATTTATTTGTGTTATAGCAAAATTACTTCAAAATCGTGATGAATTCAGAAGGGGTGGGAGTGAAATGCCAAAACTCACGATAATGGAAGACCTTGTTGGAAGTTTTGAGTAAATATAAATTATAAAATGATATATAGATATTTTATAATTTAACTTATTAAGGGGATGGATTTAGAATTATTAAAACTCAAAATAGAAAAACTGTCAAAAAATCATCATATAGAATTTTTGAAAATATTGAAAAAAAATGGAAATGTAAAATTAAATGAAAATAAAAGTGGTGTATATGTGAACCTTTCTTTTTTACCCAAGGATACAATTTCTGAATTAGAAAATTATTTGAATTATATAGAAGACCAAGAAACGTCATTGGTGACACTTGAAAATCAAAAAGAAGATTTTAAAAATACTTTCTTTATTGAAAAAGAAGTTAAAGAAGAAACGCTATATTACAGTAGTGTATCAAAATAATGTCTACATATTTACATCAAATTTTTTATAATTATAACAAATTTGATAATGAAGCCAGTTTATCAATATTGAATGAATATATGCTTACATCTACCCTAAAACAAAATATATTGGATTCATTTAACGAAACTGATAAACCACTTACCAATAATGAGAAACCTCAAAAACATAGTAATGAAACAAATTCGAACAGCGAGATTTATTTTTCAAATAAACAAAATCCTCTTTTTTGGGCTGTTTATATAAATATTTACGGGTATGAAAATTACATGCAAATATCAAATAAATATGGTAATGCAGAATTAGAAGAAAAACAAAAAATGATAGAATTTTTGAAGAAAAATTATTCAAAATTAAAAGAAGTGAACAAAAAAGTAACAAAAGTAATGGTTCAAGAATGGATGTCTGAATTAATGTCAGCATCAAAAATATCAATACAATTATTGCAATTATTTAGTGTATATTATAAAAAAAATATCATGATTTACAATGAAATTAACAATACTTATTTGAATTTTTTAGCAGGAAATGATGAAAATGATTCTCCGATGGTTATTGTAAAAACTCGAAATAATAATTATGGAGTGTATATTGATATAACCCATGAAAAAATAAACGAATTAATGAATGGTGTAGGTTTAGAAGATATTGAAAAACCATTAAAAGGTATTTCAAGTTATAAAATGCCTGAATTAATTGAATTAGCTATTAAGTGCGGTATTCAACCTGAGCAAATGAAAAAGCCTGATTTATATGGAAAAATATGGAATCATTTACAAATGGCATATAATAAATAACGTCTTTTATACTGATAATACAATAAAAAACGTTACAATAGTAAAAGAAAATTGAAAATATAATAGAAATAATATATGAAAATACTATATAATATCTTATAATGGAAGTAAAAATGAATAGTTTGGAAGAAGGTGAACTCCGCGAAACGCCAGAATTAAAAAATAATAAACCAGAACCATCTATTAATAATAGCAAAGCGGATTTTGAAAATATGGTGGAATTTTATTTAGCAAGTAATCCAATCGTTTCGCAAAATAGAAAAATGAGTGAATTAGAAATTCGGTTTGGTACGAATTCAAAAGTTGCCAAACCTATTTCAAAAATTGACTATGAAAATGTAGTGAAACAATTGTATTCAAGTGGATTCACTACGAATGATTCGAAAGGATTGCATATATTACGTATTCAAAATGAATACTATGATATTCGTAAAGAAACTACAAAAATATCTAATATTCGTGCTGAAATTGTTGGTGTAGATATGATACAGGAATATTGTAAGTCAAACAGTATTCAAAAATTATTGGATATGCCTTCTACTGTTTCGGCGTTAGGTCCTAAAATAAAATTTACACAAAAATCACCACCTATGATAAATAACGATAAACCATTACGTCCAGTAGATTTTACAGATTTTAATTTCCGTGCATCTTATCAAATGGAGCAAGATTACACTGTTCAATCGAATATTGCGCGAAATATTATCAATAAATGGTCCGATTCAAAGAAACTATTTCGTCATATTAACCGTGTTCGATTTTCACATGATGAATATCCAATATTTGCGGATATTAGTATAGTAAAAGGTTCCAAGAAAATTGGCAGAGTTCCTGTTCCGGAATATACTATTCAAGAAGCTGGTGTATTTGAAAATATAGAATCTTATGAAGTTGAATTGGAAATTGATAATTCAAAAGTCGGTGTTGGAACTAAATATGATACTAGTGCAAAATTATTAGAAGCAATTCGTAAATGTATTCGAATCGTTTTATCGGCATTACAAGGAACAAATTATCCAATTGCATATAGTGAACGTAACCGTATATTACAATCATATATGAAATTGATTCATGGTGATACATATCAAGAACGTCGTGTCACCTCAAAAGATTTCATTGGCCCATCTTCATACACATTACAACTTGAAAACATATCAAAAAATAGTCAAAGCGCTGCTCCAAAAATATTGAATAATTATACAGTTACAGACAAGGCAGATGGAGAACGTAAGTTGCTTTATATAGGCGAAAATGGAAGAATTTACATGATAGATACTAATATGAATGTCATTTTCACTGGTGCATATACAAATGAAAAAACGCTATATGATAGTTTAATGGACGGAGAACATATTAAATACGATAAATACAATAAATATATTAACTTGTACGCAGCATTTGATGTATATTATATCCATAAAAAAAGTGTTCGAGAACTTGCATTTAAAAAAAGTACCAAAATGGACGAAGAATTGGCGGAAAATTTGTTTCGATTGAATTTGTTGAAAAAAGGTATTACATTATTGGAACCACGGTCTATTCTTGATAGTGGGAAAAAAGATACTATAAATCCATGTGAATTCAGTATCAAATGCAAAGAATTCGGTCAATCATCAGAAGACAATAGTATTTTCGAAGCATGTGGGTCTATTTTATCGAATATCAACCAGGGATTATACCCATATAATACAGATGGATTGATATTCACGCCAGCAAATACCGGAGTAGGAAGTGATACAATTGGTATGGCAGGTCCTTTGTACAAATCTACATGGGAACAATCATTCAAATGGAAACCCGCGAACTTCAATACAATTGATTTCTTGGTATCCGTCAAAAAAGATAAAAATGGAAAGGATGAGATTCACAATGTATTTCAAGAAGGCAAAAATGTAGGAGCTATACAAGATATTGTTCAATACAAAACACTTGTATTGAGATGTGGATTTGATACAAATAATCATCGTTTCCTGAATCCATTCGAAGACGTTATCAATGACAATTTGCCGAATCAGGAAGTGGATAACGAAGAAAGATACAAACCTGTTCCATTTCAACCAACCGACCCATATGACCCAAATGCTTGTTATTGTAACGTATTATTAAACAAAGATGGAAATGGTGATTTGTACATGAAAACAGAAGAAGGTGAATATTTTGAAGAAGATAGTATTGTGGAGTTCAGATATGATATTTCATTAGAAGGCGCATGGAAATGGGTTCCACTGCGCATGCGTTATGATAAAACCGCTGAATTGCGTGCTGGTTTGAAAAACTATGGAAATGCATATCATGTTGCAAACAGTAATTGGCATTCTATCCATAATCCTATTACAGAAGAGATGATGATGACTGGAAATGGAATACCAGAAGAAGCAGAAGATAGTGACGTATATTACAATCGCTCGTCAAAAGAGACTTCAACCCAATCACTTCGCGATTTTCATAATTTATATGTTAAAAAGAAATTAATATTAGGCGTTTCAAATCGTAAAGATACTCTAATTGATTATGCAGTTGGTAAAGGCGGTGATTTACCAAAGTGGATACGCGCAAATTTATCATTTGTATTAGGTATTGATGTTTCACGAGATAATATTCAAAATAGTTTAGATGGAGCATGTGCACGATACTTGAAATCATTCAAAAAGAACAATCGTAATGAATTACCAGGGGCAATATTCCTTCAAGGAAATAGTGGGGTGAATATACGTAGTGGAAAAGCATTTATGACAGAAAAAGAAAAAATGATAGCACGATCATTGTTTGGAAATGGACCAAAAGATAGAAAAGAATTGAAAGAAGGGGTATACAAGAATTACGGAGTTGGTCATGATGGATTCAATATAAGCTCATGTCAATTTGCATTACATTATTTCTTTGAAAATAATACTGCATTTCATTCGTTCTTACGAAATTTAGCAGAATGCACAAAAATGGGGGGGTATTTTATTGGAACATGTTATGATGGAAAGGCGGTATTTGAAAAACTGAAAAATAAAAACAAAGGTGAAAGCGTTTCAATCATGCGCGATGATAAAAAAATGTATGAAATTACCAAAATGTATGATGAAACAGGATTTCCAGACGATGAATTGAGTATAGGATATACTATCAATGTTTATCAAGAATCGATTAATAAAACATTTGCTGAATATTTAGTGAATTTCAATTATTTTATTAGAATGATGGAAAATTATGGATTTGTATTAGCAACAAAAGAAGAAGCTGAAAAAATGGATTTGCCGAATGGAAGTGGGTTATTTGATGAACTATATTCGCATATGACACGAGAAATTGAACGAAATCCAAATAAAGCATATGATTATGGAACTGCGAATCAAATGACAACCGATGAAAAATGGATTTCATTTATGAATCGTTATTTTGTATTCAAAAAGGTTCGAAGTGTAGATAGCGAAAAAATATACAATCAATTTTTGAAAAAAAACGGAAAAATGGAAGAAAACGAAGAAATTGATGATTTGTTGAAATTGAATGATGAAAAACAAGAAGAAGAAAAACCAACAATGAAAATTCGTAAATTGAAAGAAAAAATAGTTTTGGATAAATATTCACCAGTGGAAGAAGATGAAGATGTAACGGCTGTTCCTTTACCACTGGCTGTTCCTTTACCAAAGATTGTAATAGGCGAAACTGTCAAAATAATAAAACCAAAAAAATAAGATATAGAATCGAATGAATATAAATACATTATTGTATGTATATTCAACAACCATAATGATATATTTTTTATTACCTAAAATACATTTTAATATATATGAAAAAATAAATACATATAATTCCGATATGATTCAAATGCCATGTATATCAAATTCATTATCATATTACCTATGTGATATTAAAGAAAAAATAAATATATATGAGAAAGAATGGGATAATTATAAAAAATATACAAACCCCTATGAATATATACATACACAGGTTCCTTATAAAAAAAAATGCGTTTCGAAATATAAACCATTGTCAAGGTCTTATTTTAAAATGTTAGAAATATCTCAATTATTCGGATTACATATTAATCATCAAAATATAAAAACGTTTCATCTTGCAGAAGGCCCTGGTGGATTTATTGAGGCGATTTGTAAATTAAGAAATAATAAGGATGACCAATATATTGGTATGACTATCATAGATAATAATGATATTAATGTTCCTTCATGGAAAAAAAGTGAAAATTTTTTAAATGAAAATAAGAATGTATCAATTGAAACCGGTTTTGATAAAACAGGAGATATTTTAAAAATTGAAAATTTTGAATATTGTGTAAATAAATATGGTTCATCTATGGATTTAATAACAGGAGACGGTGGATTTGATTTTTCAACAAATTTTAATAACCAAGAACAAGATATGACAAAATTATTATTTGCACAAGTTTGTTTTGCATTATGTATGCAGAAACGCGACGGTTCATTTGTATTGAAAATATTTGATTCATTTATATTGTCAACTGTGGATATAATATATATATTATGTTCTTTTTATAAAAAAGTATATATTACAAAGCCTCAAACAAGTAGATATGCTAATTCTGAAAAATATATTGTATGTAAAGGATTTTTATTTGATACTTCAACTGGGTTTTATCAATATTTGTATAATGCGTTTAATAAAATGATAAATACGGATAATTATGTAAAACGATTTTTATCCAGTGATATCTCACATTTTTTTTTAACAAAACTCGAAGAATATAATTCTATTTTTGGACAACAACAAATCGAAAACATATATTATACTTTAACTCTTATTGAGAATAAGAATAAAAATGAAAAAAGTGAAAAAATAGATAACATTATTAAAATGAATTCGCAAAAATGTGTTCAATGGTGTATAAAACATAATGTACCATATTATGATGTTTATAATTATTCTGAAATTCAATCAATTCCATCGGTTTATCAATTTGAAACTTTATCAAATTGAAACGCCCGTTTTTTTTGTAAATTTTCGAAATATTCATCGTCAATATTTCCTGTAATATAAAGTCCATCAAAACATGATGTTTCAAATTTTACTGGTTTTTTCATTGAATATAAACTACATGCATCTATAACATCGATTAAATCATTGAATATAACTCTATCAGCTCCGATTTCTAACGCAATTTCATTTTCATTTTTAGAATTTGCAATAAGTTCAGAACTATTTGGAATATCAATACCATATACATTCGGATATTTAACCATTGGTGCTGCGCTTGAAAAAAATATTTGTTTTGCACCCGCATTTTTTGCGATTTGTATTAATTGCATACAAGTTGTTCCTCTTACGATTGAATCATCTACTATTAGTATATTTTTTTCATTAAAAATAGTTTTGATAGTATTCAATTTCAATTTCACTGATTTATTTCGTATTTCCTGTCCCGGTAATATAAATGTCCTTGGAATATATCTATTTTTAACAAACCCTTCTCTATATGGTATGTTTAAATTTTGTGAAATTTGCAACGCAGTTATTCTTGATGTTTCTGGAACTGGAATGATAACATCTATAATAGAAGTTATATCTGGATATATGCTTATTATTTTATCAGCCAATTTATTACCCATTTCTAACCGTGCGTCATATACCGAAATACCGTCAATTACTGAATCCGGTCTTGCAAAATATATATATTCAAATAAACAAGTATTTAATGAAGCCTTTTCATAAACAATTTGTGCATGTATTTCGCAATTATGATTTATAAAAACACATTCTCCTGGATGAAGATCACGTATTAATGAAAAATGATTATCTAATGCATCGATTGCAACACTTTCAGAAGCAAATGCATAACTATTCTCATTATTTTTACCAAAACATAGAGGTCTTATTCCATATGGGTCGCGAAATACAACCATACCTATACGATTAATTAATAGGATAACAGAGTATCCACCTTTGCATAATTGCATGACATTTTTAACAGCTTCAAATATATGAAATTGATTTAATTTTGATACATTTTTACTGTATAATTCTTCTGCAAATACATTGAGTAAAAGTTCACTATCCGATTTTGTATTTATATTTCGTTTTTTTGATATCATATACTCGGTTAATTCATCGGTATTTGTCAAATTTCCATTATGAACTAATGCGATTCCGAATGGCGTATTTGTATATAATGGTTGGCATTCAAAAATAGAGGTTGACCCCGATGTTGAATAGCGAACATGTCCAATGCCCATATTTCCAATTAAATTTGTTATATTATCTTGATTGAATACTTCGGATACAAGACCTTTGTTCTTATATATATGAAATCGATTATTGTGTATGGTAGCAATTCCTGCGGAATCTTGACCACGGTGTTGCAAAAC